TCAAACCCCTCTTAGAACGCTTCTTCTGTGTTTGGGTGTTGGGGGGTCCACCGTTAGCCATTATGCCAAAGCCTCTCTGATCTCAGCCGCACGCTCGGCACGCGACCGCGTACCCCCCAATACATCCTCAAACCGCGACCCGGCGTAAGTCCCGTAATCCCCCATACGCTGCAAGGCAATATTAAACAATGCTTGATCCAACGCCCCCCGCTGCTCCGACCGTTGCCGGTCATAAGCCGCAGCGGCCTCAGCCAAACCAAGGTTTCTCAAACCAGAATCCTGTAACCCCCTCCTAGCGAACCCTGTTTCAATCTGCGGAACCTGTTTCTTATAACTCTTAGCCAAATCAAACTTTGCCCCCCCGTACTGACGGCGCGCACCCTTACCTTGCATGGCGCTACCAGCCAACGCCTTGGCTAAACGCTGCGAAGGCGATGTCCCATAAGGGTCCGCAATATTATATTTGGGAGTTGTGTACGGGTTGAAAGCCATAACGTTCGCCTAGTTGTAAACCTGACCCGAAATCACCAGATCGTCGTCTTCGACTGTTACATTTATTGTGACAGCCCCACTCGTACCGCCGCCGTTGATCGCAACGCCAGCAGTAACAGCAGTAATGTCCCCGGTCGGAACTTGGTCTATACGTTGTGTAATCCGTGAAGGCATGTTCCCTCCTAGCCAAAGTAGGTGACATCAATGGTGCTGCTTGACGAAACCCGAATAAACTTTACGTCAGCAATATCATCCTCGTACAGATTAAGATAATGGCCGACACTGGCCGTGGGGGTACCCCACCGCACTCTGACAGGCTCCGCCCCGTTAGTCACCATCGCCGCAATAGCGCCTGTTGGTCTAGTCAAACCAACAGCCGTACCCGCCACCGTTATTTGCTGATCGCTTATAGCGGACCCGTACTCTGCCGCTGATTGTCTAACTCCCATGCTATGCCTCCAGCGCTGCTACACGCGCCTCCAAATCGTCCAACTTTTCCTGAATCTTTCTGAGTTCATACTCAATAGGCCGAGCGTTCGGCCCCTGCATCCGCCTCGTCGGCTTGTACTCAATCGTCGGCATCAGGCCACCAATCCTGTTCAGCCTCCATAAG